TTAGCCCACTGCCCCTGACCTATTTCAAACGTGTTAAATACTAACCAACACAAAACTCAAAACCTTAAATGGGAGATTTAAAAATGGATTTATACGAAGAAATGAAACACCTTGTCCTATGGGCACAAGGACAGTGGATAATTGGCGTTTGTAATCATGATGATCTGTATCATACAACTGCCGAACATTTTAAACTGTACGACGAAGACGGCGACGCCCCCATCTGGCTGTCACGTGTGATGGCGGGTGTCATAACGGATATGAAAGAAACCGATGGAACTGTTTAAAGGATAAAACGATGAGCAAACCAATAAAAAAATGGGATCATGCTGCATTGCAGGAAAGCGCCCAACAGTTGGCGAAGAGTACGTTCTCACAACTCGTTGCTATACAGAACGGGAGGAACGTTGGACAAATATTTGCAATCCATGGTGGATGTGCAGAGTATGGGATGTCCGCAAAAGAAGAATACGTATTAAGGACAGGCCCTCGGCACTCCGATTACGACGACGTGGAAATGAGTCTTATGTTTCAAACAGCCCAGGTCGGCAAAACAGAGTACGGGCTTTTCTTTAACGAGGATGGCAGTTTGTACACAACCAACCTCAATGCAATAAAAAAATGGGAAGCAACCTACGGATGTGATTTTTGGGAGTGTTACTACTGGGACGAGTTTGTTGCATCCATTCAAAGGTAAAACAACTTAACAACATAATCACCAAAACTTTATATAGGGAGATTAAACATGAATCGGAAACAAATATCAAGTATAATAAGAGATCATCAAACGTGCATGGACGACGACACTGGTGCAGGAGACGTCGCAGACTTTACTGGACAGGATTTGACAGACGGTAATCTAAAGGGTGCCAAATTAGACGGGGCCATCTTTGTTGACGCTCATATGAAAGGCCTCAACTTAAAAGAAGCAAGTTTTAACAATGCAGACTTCTCCAGTTCCTTTCTACACGATGCAGACTTCAGGGGCGCCGATGTTCGCAATGCTAACTTTACTGAAGCGGACCTAACCGACGCTGACTTTCGTGGGGCTAAGTTAGATGGTGCAATATTCGACGGTGCCCTCACTGTAGGTACTTTGTTTGGGGAAGACCCAGATGCAATGCACGACGACGACGAGGACGATGCCCTGCAAAGTGTTCGTATAGCAGTCGTCGAACGACTAAACGAAATCAAAGAAGAAATCAAAATACTGGTCGACGAAGCCGAAGAACAGATACGAGATGCGGAAGAGCCGATGGCATTGAAACGTGCAAGAAGTTACTGGATACCGCACATACTTGGAGCCCTGGACAAAGACAATAAATGGATGGGCGGGTCGATGACACGGATGGAAGATACTATTAACGATTTGAGGGAAGGATAACATGGATACAGAACTGACAACGAGAATCAAAGACGAACTGTTGGCTACCTGGGACCGAGTGGGTATGGACTTGTTAGGTTTCCATGGCGGTCGTATGACACGGGACCAGTTGAGAGCCACTGTCCCAGATTACATGGGTGTTGAGGACAAAGGAGTAATAGAGCCGTGGTTCGATATGGATGCGGACGAAAGAGACAAACTGTTTAACGAAACTTTCAAGGATACTATTTATACAATGTAAAGGAGTATCAAAATGAGTAAATTAAGAGTAGGTTATTCAACAATTATACGGAATATGTGGGACATGCTTGAGGATGGGGTGGAATGGCCTGAGATGGAAAATGATATAAGGAATAAATACCGCCTAACAGACAAACAATGGGCCATGGCCAAGAAAAGATTTGATGAGGAATAAAATGAAAAAGCTAAGAAAGAAAATCAAAGCCTGGATCAAGGATCAATACGATATGTACTACTTTGGCGAACCGGAGCACTGCTTTCATAGTAAACCCAGGGCCTGGTTGAATATCCTTTATGAATGGGGACGGTTTTCAATAGCATGTCTTATTTGTAGATGGAGAGGTCATAAAGTAAAATGTATCAATTCATATAGCAGCCCAGACACTGGTAGCGAAGAACACGAATGCGAACGCTGCGGTGAATCCTGGCGTATAGTTTATTATTAAAAGGAAACCAAAATGACATACAAACACAACCAAGTGGTATCGGGCCCATGCGACGGCGTTGTTGTGTTGATACACAAAAGAGAAGACGCCGAGTTTAAATGGGAAAGATACCGTTGTATCAAATGCAATATAATAATGGAAACCCCTGCAAAGCACGACACGATACCTCACGGCAGGGCCTACGAAATGAAAGGAATACAATGAGACCGACACCAAAGAAAAAGAAAAAGAAAAACACAATCTACGGAAAATCGTTCCAGTGTCCTTGGATACTGTACGACTTCCTGGAAAAAGAAGCCACCCAACAAAGAAAGAAAACTGGGAAGGACGTTAAATGGACCGACGTCCTTAAAACTATTATTATCAAACATTATGATAAAAAGGTATAACAATGGAAACACTTCCCCTATATAAATGGATTGATGACTTTTTAGCGACCACCGACAGAAACTTGGTAGTGGTAGGCCTTCGTCCTAGTGTTATTGTACACACAGCACAAAAGTATATAAAGGAGCCGAGGGTGCATGTCGCAGGGTTGGCCCGTGAACAAGACATAGGAACTTCCCTTGCATCGGTTGATGTTCTTCTTGTTGATTTTAAATTTACATCTGTCGATCAAAGCAAAACACAAGACAGAGTACACAGAATGAAACATGACGGGGAATAAAATGGACGATGCTGTTGCCAAACTATACGAAGAAAACAAAGGAAGGATAGCCGCTATCGCTCTTAGGTATAAAAAGTACTACGGTGGTGACGTTGAAGAATATAAGGCTTTAGGTAATTATGGATTTATGATCGCTTACGAAACATACGATCCAAAGAAGGCCAAATTTTCAACATGGCTATACCACGTGGTGGACAAAACAATACGCACTGCCATAATTAAGGAGCTCAATCATAGAAGACAATTAGCAATGTATCAACATAAACACAACACTATCACAACGAAAGGTAAAACAAGCTTAGTGGACCTGGTGGCTGATTTAAGTAATGATGCCAGGCACATAGTCGCAATTATATTTGATTGCCCTCCGCTTTTGAAGGAACTGTTAATTGAGAACAAAGGTACTTTGAAAAGGACAAAAACAAATATCAAACGATACCTAAAGACAAGAGGATGGAATGAAAATCGTATTAACCAAAGTATATGGGAGATTATGGGGGTGATGAAAAAATGAATGTAGTTTTGAAGAAGTTCCAAATGATAGGAGCCAGGACCATACGAAAGTACAAGGGTATAGTCTTGTTGGCCGATGAAATGGGACTGGGTAAAACTTTGCAAGTATTATATTGGCTTTACAGATGTCCTAAGAAAAGACCTGTTGTGATTGTATCTCCTGCAACCATCAAATGGGTATGGGAATCGCAAGCGGCACAGCATTTGAATATGCACATAGAAGTCTTGCAGGGAAAGAAACCTCCCAGAAAAGCGAGATTTAAAAACAAGCCAAGTATTGTGGTAATCAATTATGAGATATTCAAATACTGGGTACCGTACATAAAACGACTTAAACCGAAAGTCCTTGTGCTGGATGAAAGTCATAAGATCAAAAACCCAACTGCCGGAAGAACAAAAGCAATTGTGAACCTAACAAGGAAAATGAAGATACCCCATCGCATAGCGGTCACAGGGACACCGCTATTAAATAATACGAGTGAGCTGTTTACAACTTTAAACTTGTTATGGCCAAAAAAATTCCCTTCCTATTGGCGTTTTGTTTTTAGATATTGCCATCCTAGGAAAACCAAGTATGGATGGACGTTCAAGGGTGCCCGAAGAACAGAGGAGCTACATAGGAAACTAAAAAGATTTGGTATGATACGCCGTCTTAAAAAAGACGTGCTAAAAGAACTACCGGCTAAGATTCGTATGGTGATACCCCTGGAAATACAACACTCCAGAGAGTATAGAATGGCCAGTAGGGATTTTCTTAATTGGTTAAAAGGAAAGGACATTACGAAATTACACAAAGCCAAAAAAGCCAAGGCAATGCTTAGGGTTGGATACCTTAAACGATTGGCGGCTGAGTTGAAAATGAAGTCAGTGTTTAAATGGCTAGATGATTTCCTGGAAACAACCGATAAGAAAATAGTTGTTTTCGCCCACCATACCAAAATCATAAACATGTTGCACAAACGATATAAAAAGACATCGGTCGTTGTAAAGGGTGGAGTATCCCAAAAGAAACGACAACGTGCGGTAAAGGCTTTTCAAACAGGGAAGCCCAGAATGTTTATTGGAAACATACTTGCCGCTGGTGTGGGACTTACATTAACAGCGGCCGAAGACTTAGCTTTTGTTGAACTGGACTTTGTTCCCGGCAACATGATACAGGCCGAAGACCGGATACACAGGATAGGACAAAGGAATGCAGCGTGCATCTACTACTTAGTTGCCAAAGGTACAATGGAAGAAGGCCTGTGTGAAACTTTACAAAAGAAACAAAAAAATATCTCCAAAGTACTTGAAGGAAAGGGAGACAATACTAACGAACTGAACATATTCGAAATAATGATGGAAGCAATGGATAAGGATATACAAAAGAAAGGAAAACGAAAATGAAGAAAAAACATAAAAAGAAAACATACGCTATACAGTGCAACCACTGTGATAAAGTTGCTGTAAATCTTACAGGTATGATTAGCCACCTAAAAGCGGCACACGATCAAGAGGACATCTGGCACGGTGATGACTATGAATACACAAGACGAAAACCCAACATGGGAAAGCGTCGTACCAAGAAAGCGACTTTGACCATAGACTGTCCCCGGTGCGGGCGTGATTTTAAAAAACGCACACAACTCCAAGCCCACCATAACCGCACCAAAGGCATGTGCGGACAAAAAAGCAGAACGGAACTTGAAAAAGTTAGACGAGAAAATCAACGAAGGCGGACCAAGAAAAACACCCCGGCGGAAGGGGAAGTCGTGTATATACCTTACATGGTAGAGTTAGATTTTCGTACCATGCAAATTACACGTATCTCTTATGATGAAGGCATAAGACGAGAACGAAATTTAAGACGGGCACAGAATTTAAAGTAATCACAAAAGGACTAAGTAATAACATGGAAAAGTACGCAAAACAACTTAAAGAAACTGTCGATAGACTCAAAGGACTTATTGACGAGTTGAACGCGGATCTAAGTTGCTTAAACGCTGAGGTCAAACAATTAGAGGCCGATGCTAAAATACTTGGTGGCCAAGTTATACTGGTAGCCAATCATAATAAGGTGAGATAAAATGAAATTTATTGAAATACTGCAAGAACATAATATTCCCCACAAAACCGAAGGCCACAAACACTGCCGCCCCGGGTGGATACAAATAAATTGTCCCTTCTGTGGACACCGACGGAACAGTTATCATATGGGGTACTCCCTGGCGGACGGGTACTGTGCCTGCTGGAAATGCGGTTGGCATCCTATTGTTAAGGTAGTTGCCGAACTATTAGAGGTTTCATTTAAGGAAGCCGCCTTACTTACCAAAACACTTCTTACAGAAAAAACAACACACACAAAGAAAACGGGGAAACTTGTAATACCCCCCGGCGTCATACCCCTTATGGATCCACACAAACAGTATCTATCAAAAAGGGGATTCGACTGGACGGACTTAGATGAAAATTGGGAAGTAGAAGGCATAGGCATCGCCCCCAGGTACAGTTGGTCCATATTCATCCCCATACACTATCGCGGGGAAGTAGTAAGTTGGACGACAAGGGCCATAGGAAAAAAACAGTCCCGATACTGTTCAGCGTCCAATAAACAAGAAAGCATCTCCCATAAAGACTTGCTGTTTGGGGAAGATTATTGCACACATACAATAATCGTTACCGAAGGCCCGTTTGATGTGTTTCGAATAGGGCCAGGGGCAGTTGCCACGTTTGGAACTGCATACAGTACCAGCCAAGTTGCAAAAATGATTAGATTCCCCCGTAGGTATGTGTGTTTCGACAACGAGCCCGAGGCCCAGCGGCGGGCAAACGCTTTGTGCGATCAACTAAGTGTGTTTGATGGGGATACATTTAACATTACATTAAACAGCAAGGATGCCGGGGATACGAGCGGGAAGGAACTAGCCTCCCTGAGAAAGCTGTTAGAATAGCGTATTATAAGCATGTCGTACGCCCTACGGCACGATCGGGTGCCTGGGAGGGCACTGGGCCCAGATTCCCCTGCGACGCCTTAGACGCCGGATATGCAAGGATTTCAAATAATGTTTTGGGGAGGTCGGCGATAATACAGTGCAATTAGATATATGATACAAAAGTGCTATGTGGACTCCCGGCGGAAATCATATCTTCCTCCCCCACAAGCCCCGCCGGGAGTCGTCTTTTAAAAAGGTAAATTTGGAAATGCAAATTTAAAAACAATATGACAAAGAAGAAAAACAAACATAAGTATCCCCCTATAGTAATCCCGAAAGCTACTATAGATAGATTAAAGAAGCATGGAGGGAAAGATTACTGCAGACTTCTTGCACTATATGCCGATTACTATTACACAGCCGTCTGGCAAAAAACTAACCGCCCGAAAGCCTCTGTTGGATACATGGCCAAAAGTCTTGGACTTGGAACATGTAACATTAGAAGGCTTGGAAATATACTGGAAGAATTGGGATTAATTAAGGATATCGTAAAAAGGAGAAAAGGGGTAATCATTGGGCATTATGTAGAGATAGTATTTTATGCAGGACAAAAAGACAAGGCGTTAGACCAGAAGTGCCCTACGCCACTAGTGGCAACCGGCACTACAAATGCTTATAGTAATAATAAATTAAATGCTTATAGTAATAATATTCACGCCCCTGGCGGGGCATGCAATACGTTGCTTGGTGACGTCATTACTTGGGAAGGCCAATTAGCGGAGCGACTCAAGCAACACCAAGAGAAAGTTAATATAGGAAGAAAACGTAACACCGCCCAATACTGCAAAAGATTAATAGACCTTTTTCATAATCACCATATCCCCAAAGAAAGGATCAACACAGTTTATGAATGGTATATTAAAAACTACGATGATGAGTACACACCCAAACTAGAAAAACTGGATCATATCATCGAAAGGTTCAGTAGAATAGAAAGGGCCATGCAAAGAAAGGAAAGGAGTTCCTCCAAAATGATAAGGGAACAGCCCTCCAAAGATATTGCTGTATGGATTTCAAAAGAAGCAAAAGAGATTGTTTTAAACTTATTAGACCTTGGTAATTGGGATTTTACGGAACAGGATTTACAGATTGCAGTACAAACATCTTTAAACAATTACCAACACCATATTGATTTACAAAACAAACTATACAAACAATTGAAAAAGAAGGGAGAAAAAGTACGACAAACAAAAAGACGAAATGGTGTGCAATTAGAAAGCTTGTATATGTTTGTCCAAAACATGATGGAAGATGCCAACTTTGATGGATACATTGAACGTTGGTTTGGTGAGTATGTTTATGAAAAACTTAAATCATGGCAAAAGTATGATGGCGACTTGACACATTTCATATGGAACAACACCAACAGACGCTGGCATAAGAAAATGATTCGTTATGTAAATGACTTCGGTGAAAGTACAAAATTCTGGTATAAGTATCTAGAAGTTTTGGAGAGATTGGATAAGTAGATGAAAATACAAAACAAAAGTAGAAACGAAGAACGCATCATTCTCACTGGAATGATAGTCGATAAACATGTGATAGGAAGGTTGTTGGGAAAATGGACCGGGGACATGTTTAAGAACAGGTGGGCAAACTTAATTGGCGGATGGTGCGTAAAACACTACCAACGCTATCAGGAAGCTCCCCTCAACAGAATCGAAGACCTGTTTCGTGCCTGGGCCGATAAACAGGAGGATAAGAAAACAGTACAAATGATCGAAAAGTTTTTATCCAGTCTATCCCATGAGTACGAAGAAGAAAAACAGGATATCAATACTGACTATGTCCTGGATGTTGCGGGTAAGTATTTTAATCAAGTACAGTTGGAAAGGCTGACAGACGAAGTACAGGATGATATCGCCGATGGACATGCCGACAGGGGCCAGGAAAAAGTCATGCAGTACACCCAAGTAGAATTGGGTGTGGGTGCCGGGGTAAATGTGTTACAGGACAAGGAGGCCATCAATCAAGCGTTTGATGATGAGCGAATACAGATAGTTAAGTATCCCGGGGACTTGGGTAAGTTTTTTGGACAGGCGTTAGAGCGGGATGGTTTGATAGCGTTTCTAGGACCTGAGAAAAGGGGTAAGACGTTTTGGTTGATGGATGTTGCATATATGGCGATGTTACAAAGACGGAAGGTAGCGTTCTTCGAAGCTGGGGACATGAGCCAGAATCAAATGATGCGACGACTTATGACACGGATAGCTGGGCGTCCCATCCGTCCAACAACTGTTAAAATACCGATAAAGATGAGAAAACGTAGAAGCGAAAAGACAGCGGAGGTAAAAACAGAAAGAAGAAGGTTTGATACTCCTCTTAGTCAAAGCAAGGCCAAGAAAGCTTGTGCGAGAATAATGCGTACGAAAATTAGAAGTAAGAAACCATATTTCAAATTATCCTGCCATCCAACATCTACTCTTAATATGGCCACCATTAAAAGCACTTTGCAAGAATGGGAACGGGATGGGTGGGTGCCGGATGTAATTATAATTGATTACGCCGACATCATGGACATGAGAGAGCCTGGGATGGAAGGCAGGGATCAAATAAATCACTTATGGAAACAACTGCGAGGACTGTCACAGGAACGGCATTGTCTTGTTGTTACTGCGACACAAGCAGATACAGACAGCTACACTGTCAATACCATAGGCATGAAAAACTTTACAGATGACAAACGGAAATTCGCCCATGTTACGGGGATGATTGGAATAAATCAAAATTCTGCAGAAAAAGGAAAGGGGGTTATGAGACTGAACTGGATTGTGTTACGGGAAAATGAATTTAATACGAATAAGTGTGTACATGTTGCTGGATGCTTGTCGCTGGCTCGTCCTGCGATGATAAGTTGTTTCACTGGCGACTATTAGAAAGGTTAGGTAATGAATGACAGAACTGTAATTGATTTCGTAGAGGATATGATAAGCAGCGGCAGAAGTTTAAAACACATAATAGCCGTCGCTCAAAATTCAAAATGGAAGGATGATATAGAACTCATTCGGGAGATTCACAAAATAACCCGAAAGCGTTTAAAAAGTAATCTAACAAAGCGTAAGAAACAAATCAAAAAAAAGTAAATAATTATCATGGGTGAACGTCGATAATATAATGTAGATGGATTAACTATAACAGAAAAGGAAAAAAACAATGAGCAAAAAGAAAAGTACCAAGAATCGTGGCACGCTGGTCGTGTCTCGCAAACAAGCCATCGCGTTGATGGAAGGTTTATGTTTCACTACCGCTAACAAGTGGAGTGATGAAAAACTAGTTAACAAACTTAACAAGCTGCCCGAATTGATCGATACTGAAACCACAGTCGGGGATATGAAAGACTCGGCCCTGAATGATTTCATGGAACAGATCGTGACGGCGGTGGGAGATGGGATCAAAATTATGACAAAGAAAACAACAACTACCACGACCAAGAAAACGAAGAAAACAAAGAAATCCAAACCTGGTGCCGAAACCACCAAAGCTCCGGCAACGGAACGTGCTGGCAAATCCTCCAAGAAAAAGGTTAAGAAGACAACCCCGGCAGCGGCGCCCAAGAAGGGTAAAGTCGAACGCGACGAATACGGCAACAA